AACTTTGTTGACAGTCTTTACTTGTTTTGCAGCCTCACGAAACCAAGTACGAGTATCCTTCTGAAGAATCGTTTCATCGATGCCTTCAGCTTTGCCTTTATTTGCTAATTGCTGGAAAATATATGAAGTCAAAATGTATTCCTTTATAAATAAAGTATCAGTCGCGGACGGCCATCCCACTGATTCTAACGCTATAAAGGAGCATCAGCTATGATTATTTATACTTGTTTGGTATGTTTAAATTCTAATAGAAATGTAAATTTCAATCATCCAAATGCATTGACGAATCATCTAAAAATTCACAAAATAAATTCAAAAAAATATTATGATGATTATATAAAAAAACATGATGAAGAATTGTGTGTTATGTGTAAAATCGCCCCAACAAGATTTCAGGGATTTATAAAGGGATATTCAAACAATTGTCATAGTTGTGGGTCTAAAATTGCGGCAAAACTTCAATGGAGTGGTGAATCTGGTAAAGAAAGAAAAAACAAACAATCTATCAGAATGGAGTGTAATCGGTTTAGTAATGGTCGTCCAAAAAATTCAAAAAACAAATCTTCGTATCCCATGACTGATTCTGTTATTGCCAGGAATAAAGAAAATCCACCCCCTTCATGGGCTAGAAAGAAACATACAAAAGAAACAAAAGAAAAACAATCAATATCAAGAAATAATTTCTTCGAAAACGGTGGTAAAGTTATGGCTTCTCATAAAGGTAAATTTAATCCAAAAAATCCACAAAAATATAAAGGCAACTCAAATAACATCATTTATAGAAGTAGCTGGGAATGTCGTGTTATGTCTCATTTCGATTTAAATGAAAATGTTTTGTCTTGGCAATCCGAAGAATTACGTATACCCTATATCTCTCCAATAGACAACAGAAAACACTCGTACTATCCTGATTTTGTCATTGTTGTTAAAAATAAACAAGGACATATCGAAACCATGATGATTGAGGTAAAACCGTTATATCAAACCACACCACCAATATTGACTGAAGAAAAGAAAAATAAAAAAAGTTACATAAGAGAAGTTTTAACCTGGGGAGTAAATTCCGCCAAATGGGCTGCTGCGGAAAAATATTGTAAAGAACAAAAATGGAAATTTATTATTATGACTGAAAAGGAAATATTCGGTAAATAATTTGCCCCTGATTGCCATTGACTTCCTACATAAATACATTTAAAATATTTATGCGAGGACTAAATATGTCAGGTTCTACAACACCAACAATAGCACAAACCGCAGCAAAAAGTATATTTGGCACGATTGCTGTTGGTAGTATAGGAGTTGGTCTTTCTGCAATTTCTGCTACAATGAACGGCGCTGCTGCTCTAGCCAATACAATGAATGATAACGTTACTTTTCCTACAGATTTAATTTCTGCTGGCGGAAGAAATCATTATATTGATTTTAGATTTCAAAAATATGAGAAACGTTCTGTTAGTCAGCAGACATTTGATAGATTTGATGGGAATATAAAATTGCCTCTACCAAATTCTCTTCATGACAATATGAGTGTTAGTTATTCTGATGAGGATTTAAGCCCAGTTGTTGGTGCTATTACAGAACAACTTGCCAGAGAAAGACCTTCTAGTGCCGAGGATGTTCAAGGAAGATTCAATTCCTTGACTGCTCAAATTGGTGAGGGTGTGGGTGATATTGCTAGTGCTGCTGGCGTACAGGCTATATTTGGCGCGGCAGCAACAGCGGCGACTGGTGGTGCTACTGTTTTGAGTAACCTCACAGGTACGTCCATCAATCCATTCCAGACAGTATTGTTTCAGCGTCCTGTGTTCAAGACACACCAATTCTCTTGGAGACTTATTCCTAGGAGCGAACAAGAATCTGGCATCATCAGAAATATTGTCAAAATGTTTCAGTATCATATGCTTCCCGGCATTACAGACGCTAGTGCTCTGCTCTTCACATATCCAGAAACAGTTCGTATAACGCTATATCCTAGTGATGAATTTCTATACAGATTTAAACCTTGTGTGATCGAAAATGTCTCAGTGAATTATGCACCTGGGGTTTCTCCTGCGTTTTATAGAAGATCAAATGCTCCCGTTGCTGTTGATATCACTGTTCAGCTAAAAGAAATTGAATACTGGACAAAAAGAGATATTCTCAAACCGAATTATGCTTCTTCGGTTCTGCCTGCAAATTTCGGGGGTGGTTAATAAAAATGACTGAAAGATATTTTGAAAAGTTTCCGGTAATTTCCTACAACGGATTACTTGCCGTAAATATTACAGGAAGAACAACGTTGCTGAATGGTGTTTATAACAACCCTACGCTATATTACCAATATGACATAAAACATAATGAGCGCCCAGACAATATAGCTGATCGTTATTACCAGGACGAGTACATGGGCTGGATTTTACTCATGACAAATAAAGTGATCGATCCGTATTTTGATTGGTATCTTGATTCGGACACATTTAAAAGTTTCATTGCCAAGAAATACGGCACTTATAATAATGCCCTAAACAAAACAAAATTCTACCGAAATAATTGGTATAGCGATACCTCACCAATATCAACGAGCACCTTCAATGGTCTTGATTCATTTCAGAGAAGTTATTATGCTCCCGTATATCCAGATGAATATACAACGACACCAATTTATTATTCAAGAAAGCCAATAGATTGGACTCTATCGACAAACGGCATTGCTCAGTATAATGTTGCAAATGGTTCTCCATTTGTCGTAGATGAAATTGTCAATGTAAAATTTGATGCAAATAGCACTGGCTTTGGTCAAGTAATGGCATCTACATCAAATACCGTAACCATTCAGCATTTGAATGGAGTAACCACAACAGGCACAATATCTGGGTCAAGTTATCTGTATGGCACAGAAAGTGCAGCTAATCAAATATTTACCTCTGTAACTTCTCTTGCTAATAATATTGGAACGACCGAGACACCATACTGGTCTGCGGTTTCTTACCTTGATTATGAGAATGAAATTAATGAAAAAAACAAATCAATACGCATTCTCGATAATAAATTCTCCGTACAAATCTCAACCGAATTAAAAAGTCTATTGGAATAATATGGCAGACAATTTTGTAACAGGTGATGTGCTGGTAGATTCTCTGCTAGTATTTTCACAAAGGGGCACACTAGATTTATCACAATCATTTGTATCAGCATCGCTATACGAAAGCATTTTCACGCCTGGAATGGTTTGTGATATTGATGTACTTGACACCAAGGACGAATTGGGAACATTACGTATCTGTGGGGATGAAACTGTCTATTTCAAATTCCATACCCCAGGTGGCAAAAAAGTAGAGAATGTATTTTCTCTTTACAGACTGACTGATCTTGAATCTGTCGGCGCCCAAAAAAGCAAAAAATATACGCTTCAGTGTGCTTCTGAGGAAGTGATGTATGCCAAGACGAATTATGTACAGAAAAGTTATAATACGACATGTTCTGATATGGTCAAGGACATTCATAATAATTACATGAAAAGCATTAAACCTTTAATAATTGAGGAAACAAAGGGTAGCCACAGTATTCTTATTCCACATAAGAATCCGTATGAAGCGGTCAACTTGATTCGTAGTCGTTCTGTATCAAATGAGAATAGATCATCATCCTATGTATTTTTTGAGACAAGAGTGGATGAGAAACCAGCATTCAAATTTATAACTATTGAGAAATTATTTCAACAGGATATCATAAAGAGATTTCAGCAGTCTGATGCAATAAATGCGGTTGATGCCCTGCACCAAAATGCAGATAACAATATCTTATCGTATAGAATTCCACAGCAACTTTCTTCTGTAGAAAGAATTACTTTGAGTGGTCAGCAAAAAATCACTACGTTCAACTTCACTACATGGCAATTCGAAACCAAAATTGTAGAGACTGTCGATAGTAATTACCGAGACGGTGGAAGTAATCGAAATCATCCTATGACAGAATTCCGTTCCAAATATTCCGGCAAAATTCCCCCACAATCATTTATTCCTATTGACATTTCACAGAGACAAGTTACTTATCTACCAGAATCAACGCCAGATCAGCAGGCATTCATTGCTCTATTGATTCAAAATTCAATGCGTATTCGTGTACCTGGGGATGGAATATTAACGGCTGGGGCATTAATTCATTGTAATATTCCAAACAAAAATGGCTTGACAGGCCCAACAACTCTTGATCCTCTCATGACCGGCAAATTTCTAATTTCTCGTATTCATCACAGAATTGGTATGATGCAGGAACGTCCTAGATATACTAGCATCATTGAAGTAATCAAAGGCAAGTACGAGGAAGGCATTTAAAAATATGGCAGAAAAAAATCTTGGAGGCACATTTATCTGGTGGGTTGGAATCGTTGTTGATGTGAATGATCCCAATACTTCTGGTCGTGTAAAAGTTCGCGTATTTGGAAGACATGATGATGTGGCAAATATTCCAGATTCATCATTGCCTTGGGCACAAGTAATGCAGCCAGTTACTTCGGCTGCTATCGGTCGTATTGGCTCTTCTCCGGTAGGTCTTGTAAAGAATTCTCGTGTGATAGGATTTTGGGCTGATGGTAATGATAATCAATATCCCGTTATCATAGGGACAATCGGCAAAGCGGGCGATGTTATCCCTGGCTCTATGATAAATGGCGTTCCTGAAATTAATCCAAATTCAGGTAGTATCCCACAAGGAACAATCGGGTTTCCACAAAGTTCACAGACTATATTGAATCCAGGCAGAGAGACAGCAGCAGCCATAAGCAACGGCACAGCCAATATAGAAGCTGTCACAGCCAATACAGGCGTTGTGGCTACTACTGCTGTACGTCAATATCTTGCCTTCCCTACGCTGCCTACAATTGGTTCAGCGGACAAGGACGACACGAGTGATGTTCTTGATATCTGTAAAGCAGTCGATCCAATGTCAACAATATCCGCTCTGCCATGTTTTAACAACAATATGATTTCAATTCGATCAATTTTAAGTATGATTGGTGGAATGTTGGGTAATGCGATTGATGGCATGATTAGCAGTCTTGCATCCATGGTAATCAATGCAATTCAAAAAGCAATACTTGCCCTGGCACAAAAATTGGGAATTTTTAAAATTCTTGGAATGCTAAATCAAGTCGTTGCTGGTGCCAAAGATATTTTGAATATTATCAATTCGTTAAATATCGCTGTTTGTGGCAGTAATATTATCAATCAAGGTCTATTTGATTCCGTAAATTTTGCGATTGGGTCTGTTATCGGTGGGCTTAATAATATCATTGGCGGAATAACAGGTGGTATCAATACAGTCATTGATACGACTACGGGTCTGGTTAATTCTGCGGCAAATGCTCTAAGTGATAATGTAACCTCATCAATCAATAATATAATCAAATCATCAGTAACTCTACCCGATTCTAATATGGCAACAGAAACATCCCCAAAGCCATTGAGCAATGTCGTAATAACCCCACCATCGACATATGTTCAGCAGTATTATGATATTAAGAACGATCCATTCCCTGGCTATATTGTATGGAAAGATTCTACCGGAACGAATGATCCTGTATATACTCTTCGTAACGGAGAACCAAATTTTTCTGATGCTAAGGCACACACAGAATATGCTGCCCAGAATCATTTCACTTCGATTATTGGTAGTTCTATAATGAGTGGCAACTTGAGCCTAAATACGCTGATGAGTGCAGTTTCATCTACAACAAGTTTTGCACAGGGGTTTGCTCTTGCTAAAACTCTCGGTGCTGGTTTTAATATTGCAAATGCTGCTGGTCTGGCGTCATCAATTATACCTATCATTGCAGGCAACGTACAGAGAATTTTTCAAACAAAAATCACTACATCAATAATTTCAGAGTCCGTGTCTGAGCCTGTCAATAAATTTATGCA